GTTTTTTTACACCTGACAAATATTTCACTTTTTGCTCCTTTGATTTTTCTTCTAGTTCTTTAAATTTCTTTTTCATATATTCTAAATGCCTCATTTCTTTTCCTTAAAATCTATGTATACCACATTATCTTTTGTATTGCTAATAATTTTTTCTTTTTCTTGCTGCATTTGTTTGTCTACAAATTTTTCTAACTTGTGTACTAAATCTCTATCTTGCTCCATCAAACCTAGTGTACCTGCAACCATCTGTCCTAGATGCATTAAATCTAGTTGTGATCTTTTATCTAAGGTACTATTTTTATCCATTATAATATTAACTGTAATTTCACCTGTCCAAACATTTTCATCATCAAAAACTTTGGGAGTCAACTCTATATATACTGCATCAGGTTTAAGTTTCATTACTTCACTCATACTATTTTCTCCTTGCTACTTTTTTTCCTGAGTATTTTATAAACTTAGGATGTTTGTTTTTACCTTTTTCTTTTAACCAATCTTCAGGTATTATCCTGTCATAGTATCTAAACCCATGTCTTATACACCACATAGCATAACTTGTTTTTGACCCCTTGTATATCTTTACATTACTATTTGTAAATACAAATCTTATATCTAACTTAGGATGTTGTTGCTTTATAGCTAGATGTTTCTTTCTGTCCGAAGTTATAAACCTTCCTTTTGTTTCTATTATAACTCCATTACCTAGTATAAAGTCAGGGGTATAAGTGCGATAAGTTAAGTCTTCCCATTCTATTTTTATAGACTCATAATCATATTTATATTTCTTTTCATCTAGAAAGATAGATACTTTATGTTCAATACCACTCTTATACCCGTGCTTCAAAGCATCACGATATGCTTTATGTGGAGACATTACAGAAGTCTTCTCCAACCTGTAAATGGATTAAACTCGTAAGAGTCGTGTGCATAGCTAACACCAAGAGCTTTCATCTCTTCTTTTACAGCTTCATCTGCTAATTTCTTAGCTTCCATAGCTTCTCTCAAACCCTTGGTTCTCATCTCACGTAAAGTTTTTTTAGCTTCTGCTAACTCTTTTTCCATAGTTGCAATATCTTTTTGCAAGTCTTCAATTTTTTTGTCCATCACCATACTCCTCACTAATAGACACATATGAAACCATCTTTGGGAATTGTGCTTTAGATGGTATGGAAGGTTTTTCTTGTAGACCTTTCCAACACTCGTATCTAAAGTCACAAAAAGAACAAGTCACTCCTAACACTTTATTCCCTGTAGGTTTACCTCTAAACATTTCATCTTCAGATTCAAAACATCTTTGAAACTCATTAGACTCATGTCTTTTGACACTCTCCTCTAATTTAGTTACTTCTTTTTCAATGTCAAGTCCTGAAGCAGAAACATATTTAAATTTACCATTGGCTTTATTAACAACCCACCAACCACCTGCTTTCTTATCTAATGCTTTAGCATAACCTGCAAGTTGTCCTACATAGCCAAAAGAATCGCCACCACTCAAAGTTTCATAAGACTCAAACTTATTTCTGTATGACCAATCTGAAGCAGATTTAATATCATCTACAGCATCATCAAGAACTAGATCGTAAGTACCACTCACTTTTGTTTTACTTATATCTAAATGTACTTTATCAGAGTCAATAAACTTTACATTTGCTTCTCTTAATAAACCCTTAAATATAGCTTCAACGATATCTCCAATCATCATGTTCATAATAAAATTAGAAGGTTTTGCTATGGCAGTTTTTGGTTTATTTTTAGCAAACCACAGTTGGCAGGTGGGTCTACCTAAATTAGACATCCTGAGAGCAAACTTATCATTTTTAGTTTTGCTCCCAAATTGTCTTTGTAATGCTTCTTTGATATCGTCACATATTTTGCCTATATTTTCATCAGACATAGATGACTTACCATTTGAAGCATCTTCCATATATTGATGCAGTAAGAGTTCTACTCTATGATTCATCTGTATCTACATCAATAAACTCTTCCACTACATCCATGTCTTCTTCAGACACAGACTTATGTCTAGCATTTGCTTTCTCATCCCACTCTTTGTAGATATAATCATTGTAGTTTTTGATCCAATCTAAAAAGTTTGTAAATGTCTCATTGTCTTTTGAACGTATCTCTACAGACTTTGAGAAGTCAACAGATACTTCAGGTGTATAAAAACTTGATCCATTTGGTAATGGGTTCTTAGTCAACTTAGTAAGCTGTATATTATGCTGAAGAGGTAGTCTTTCTTTCTTTACAAAAAGATTAAAAGCATCTCCTAGAGTTTTGTATGCAGTCTTATTGTCAATCTCCCAAATAAAAGGAATATTAACATCTAGATCAGCAGACTCTCCTGTCTGTGTAACGGGATTTTTTAGAGTCACTGTTCCAAATATAACACGCACTCTTTTTATTTGTCTTATTAAGTCTTGTGTCTCTGTAGGTAAAGACTTAAAATCTTCAACAAATCCTGTAGGCTTTCCACAGTTAAACTTGCCTGTATTGTCTTTGAGATCAATACTCAGACTATCAGACATAATAGTCCTGTGAAACTCTCCCTTAGGTTCATTGTCTTTAGCATTTGGAAATGCTATGTACCTTCTATACATATATCTTTGCATGAAAGGTCTTACGATAGCACCCTCTGAATAGTAGTAAGTAGATGTATCTCCATTTACTATTTCAAGTCTGTAAGTGCCACTAGGAACGACTTCTACGTTCATAGATTTACCATCAACATCCTTTTGACCCATAATAGGCGAATGCCATATTCTAAGTCTATTAAGAAGGTTTGCTTTCTTAGACTCTCCACTCTTCATAGTAGAGAGACCCATTGCTTTTGCCATACTAGCATAATTATCCGTAGATATAGTAACTAATTCAGTCAATATAGTTCTCCTTTTTTAAGTTAATAAGTTATATCATATATACTATTTAGTGTCAAGCCAATTATTACCTATTTTTGATTCTAATAATAATGGTACATTAAAGTCAATCTGATACTGTCTGTCTATAATATGTTTCATTTCTCTGTTTACAGATTCAATGACTTCATGTACTTGACTACTCTCGTTTGGATGCACGTCTATAACAATAGAATCATGCACAGTATTAACTATACAGGATTGCATATTATCTAGTCTTGCATCAATCTCTAGCATTATAAGAGGAACAATGTCTGCAGTAGCAAAACTCTGCACAGGATAATTCTTTATCTGTGTAAAGCTAGTTACTGAACCATTACCTCGTCTTACTACATCAGGAAAGCTAAACTCTCTTCCTGAAGGTATAGTAATCTTTTTATTACCTATAGCTTCTTTAGCCAATCGGGAGTGCCATAGGTTGATCTCTTTGTACTTGTCTGTGAAGTGTTTGTAATATGTAGCTTGAGCAGCCGATCTCCCAAATCCTGTTGCTCCGTACAAGGGAGCAAACGTGTGTGCTTTCGCTTCTTGCCTAGAAGTCTCTTCCCCAGCATCGCTAATAACACTAGCAGTATAACTATGCACATCAAATCCATCTTCTATCTCCTTCATTGCTATTTTGTCTTGTGATAAGAATGCTGCAGTTCTAAACTCTAACTGAGCAAAGTCTGCTTCTAATATCTGTCCACCTTCCCAACGAGAAACAAATACTTTCTTAACAGGAAACGTGCCACCTCTAGGCATATTCTGCATATTTGGATCTGCTCCACTAAATCTACCCGTAGCTGTCCTGTGCTGTAATAATCTAACGTGTAGCATACCATCAGACTTAGTGTATGCTCTTATACCCTCAACAAAAGATGAGAGATATGTATCTAGTGCAGATAGTCGTTGTATATCTGATAAGAAGTTGTATGCTTTCATAGAGTTTGTTCTCTTTGTCATGTGCTGTAATACATCCAACATCTTTTTATTAACACTAAAACCATTAGCACTAACCCACTTTACATTTGGTGGATTGAATCTAAATCCTGCAATCTTAGTGGTGGGAGTAAATACATAACCCAAAGCATGACAGTTTACACACTTAGGCAAGTTAGCATATGGAGTGCCATCTTTCTTCAGCTTCTTTATTCTCCCTGTGCCATGACATACAGGACATCTCTCTGCTACAGTCTTATACACAATACTAGAGTTAGCTTTTACGTTGCTTAGTAGCTCTTCCTTGCTCATGTAAGGTGTAAAGTTATTCATCCATGTAGTTTTATCTTTAGGTTTTCTACTATATATAATCCAAGATAACTGTTCTGGACTATTTAAATTAATAGGTGTATCTCCCATAATCTCTTTTACTTGTTTATTTAGTCTATCCTCTATCTCTTGCTTTTCTTTTTCAAACTCATTCTTAACATCATTAAGTACATCAACATCTACTTTAAAACCTCTACGATATATCTTAGCGAGTGCTAGACAAACCTTGTTTGTAAATATAACAGTATCCATCAATCTCGCATCATCTGTAGAGTTAAGTCTTTTGTATTGCATATCACATAACTGCTGTGTAGCACGTAAGTCTGCAGATAGATATTGTGATAACTCTGCTCTAGGTATCTCATCAACTCCCATATCTTTTGCAAAGTATTGTTTGAGTGTGTCTTGCTTTTTAGTAGCTAGATCATGTCTCTCAGCACAGGCTTCCAAAGATAGTGGTTGCTTTATACCACGTTGCAATATGTATTCTGCTAACATAGTATCAAAGACAGGACCATCATATCTAAAGCCTGACTCCCAAAGCCACATAAGATCATAAGCAATGTTATGTCCAATTAGGATAGTAGTGGCATCTAGTAACTCTTGTATGCCTACGGAAGCCTGACCATCATTCTCCATATCATATAAATACTCTACACCTTTATCTGTCCTACAACCCACCATGACTAATTTGTTGGTAGATTCAAATGGATCTAGATGCATCTTACCATCTCTTTTTGTGACTGTATTTTCTACATCAATCGTTAGTTTCATTTAACATCTCCTTGTGTCTTCTTAAATATATAATTGCATTTTCTAAAATAGTCAAGCTGTCTTTAAAACCACCTAACCCTGTATTACAATGATGACATATCCAACCTCTAAAAGTATTTGTAGTATGACAATGATCTAGAACCCAATTCTTCATTCTGAGTTGTCCGTGCTTAGACATCTCATCTATGCTTCTCTTACAGATAGGACATACATAATCATCATCAGGATATGCATTTTCTTTTCTTAATTTTTTTATTACATTCTTATGTCCATTCTTACATGACTTACAGGTTCTTTTTACCTCGCCTGATGCCATAACTATAAAATTAGTTACAGGTTGTTCTACATCACATTTAATACAAGTTATGTATTTAATCATGGTTCATACCTTCCTATCCTATAGTTAAGTGTACAATGTCTTGTACCATGCCATCCTGTAAGTTTATTCTTTACAACATTTAAATGTCTTTGTAAATCTTCTTTATCAGGATCATCATCCTGCTTTGGTGGATTCTTAGCTATCAATATCATCAGATCAGCTTCTGCTGCTTTACCTGTACGACTACCTTCCATCATAGATTGATTGAGTAATACTTTACCCTCTGCATCTGCAGATAGCTGTGACATATAAAAGATAGCACAGTTGTATTGCTTGGCAATCATACGTGCATGAATAGCATTTGCTTTGAGTGCTTCATCTTGTCTAGCAAAACCCTGTGTACGAGCAAACTTATCTCCCATATCTAACACAACTATGTCAGGACTGTAGGACTTACACACACTCTCTACCCAAGACATATCTCTACCTGTGGCATCTTTAATCTTAATCTTCTCTTTGATAGGTTGATAAAGATCACGAGCTTTAGTTGGTTCTCTCTTAATCTCTTGCATAGTCATGCCTGTGGATGCAGTAAGATATCTTGCACCAACTCTGTGACTACCTTCTTCATTACATAAAACAATACAACTAGCACCCTGTCTTGCAAAACCATCAGGAGATGCAATAATACTAGCATGGAAAGAAGTCTTACCTGTATTAGGTCTAGCACCCACCTCTATCAAATGTCCTGCATTGATACCACTAATATGTCTAGTAAGAGATGGTAAATTAAAATGCCATCTAGCTTCAAGATCATTCTTCTGTAGTAAAGTCTCTATATCCATATCATCCCACTCCACATTTAAGTCAGGTGTAAAATCATCATTGTGTTGCTCTAGTAAAATACGTAGTGGTTCTAAACTAGACTGTGTGCCATTGACATAATCAAATCCTAGATTAGCCACATCTTCTCCTACAACTCTTTGGAATAACTTTGACAGAACCTCTTGTGCTATGTCTTTACCCAAAGGTTTTTCTTTTTTGATATCTGTAAACAATGAAGAGTATGCTTGTTTTTGTGCAGTTGTAAGATTAGGATTGTTAACCATGAACAATGCTTCTATCTCATCAGGTGTTACACTTCTACTATACTTATCCATAGCAGAATCTATAGCTGTCTTTACTTTGCCTACGTCTTTGCTAAATAGTCTGTCAGGACACTTAGCACCTCTATGCTCATCATAGAAACTTTTCTCCATTAAACTTCTAACTAATGCTATTTCCATACTAATTTCTCCTTAGGGGTTAGGGAATATAAATTCATAATATCTTCCGTGTTTAAATATTTTAAGTCATCTTTTAATTTTAATACCTTTATGTCTTTTACATATTGCCGCAACTCTTTGGCAAACGATATTGTCTTAGGGATAGCATCAGGGTCTAGTGCGATTATAGCAGTTGAGAATTGCGATAAGTATTTTTTATGGAGATCAGATAGTGATGTACCCAACACTGCTACCCCTACGTAGACATCACCACCTATAACAGACGCACTTATGCAATCCTCAACCACAACTGCCACTTTACCACAACCAAACGTAAAGGGCAATCCTGTATTACCATATCTTTTCCATTTAGGTAATCTTTTACCGAGTGATCTTCCCACACCATCCACTATTGCTCCATTATCACGGATGGGGAAAACTACTCTATGTTCTTTTACATCATACTGTAAATCTAATTTATCTAAATTAATATCATATTTTTCTGCAAACTGTTTTACTTCAGTTCTATCTGTATGACTCACAATATACTCAGGTAATTCTGTTCCCAAGTTGGGAATGGATTTATCTGCCTGATCTTTGTGCATTTTCTTTTGTATATCTTCCATAGTTATTCTAATTTTACTCTTACCAGATACATTACAAGATGCTTTATAACAATTATATAATAATAAACCCATAGAATTTGTAACAGTAAATGTATTATATCCATTACATATAGGACAATCCATTCTTAATGTATCATCAATAGGTATGTTTAATTGTTTTATATATGTATATATATCATTGGGCATGGACAGTATCCTTATATCATACTTTTATTTACTTGTCAAATTTCTACGCATATTGAGTGCAACACTAGCACTCGTAAGGGTATGCTTCATGTATGGTTTAACACTTTGAGGGTTGGCATGACCTGTTACGGACATAATATTTGCCATAGATACTCCTGCATCAACCATTTCTGTTGTACCTGTTCTTCTAAGATCACTCAATCGTAGCTCTTTAGAGAGTCCTGAGAGGGTCATAACCTTTCTAGCTAGTAGAGGTAGCTTATAGAGTGAATAAGGCTCGTAGACCCCCTTATATGGCTTTGTACGGGGTGCTACATACTGTTGAAACCCAAAATCCTCTCTCTGCTGTAGTAACATCTCTGTCAAATCATCTGATATTGGCAAAAATACCTCTGCTCTCCTCTTTGATTGTTCAATATGCATAATTTTTTTATCTAAATCTAAGTTTTCCCACTTCAGTAACCTCATATCACCTAATCTTTGACACCATTCATATGCCATCTGTGCTATCAGACCAACATTACGTGTTTCAAACTTAGAATATGCACAATCTAAGAACTTTTTTATGTCATCCTTAGACCAAACTACTTTTCTTTGCTTTGTCACTTGTCTTTTTACACTACGAAATGGATTGCTTTCTATATGTTCCATGTCAATAGCATAATTAAAAATTATCTTGGCAACAGACAAAACATGGTTTGCAAGTGACACTCCTCTGTCGCACCAATCTCTGTAAACCACTTTACACATCTTTGTAGTAATGTTTTGCAACTGATAATTACCAAGTTGAGTTGAGTCTAGGGAACTGTCCATGATTATACGAGAAAAATACACATATTGCTTTCTTGTTTCCTCTTTTATGTGCTTAAACTCGTATGAACCATAGTATTCCATAATTAAATTTTTTAATTTCATGCTGTCTCCTTAAACCATTTGGGTCTTTGGCTATAGTTGTATCTAGCAAATCTAGATTTGTCAACAATATAAAAGTTACGATAGGCTTCTATTGGCATAAACTCATTAGTCTTTAAGTCATCATGTCCACTAAAACATTGTGGATGTGCAGTCATTTTACCATCAGGTAAATACATTCTACCATCCCATAAGGATGAAAAATGTTTGGTTGCACCATGATACTTATTATATCTCGCAGTATATTCTTTTAACATACATCCTAACAAACAAAATGCGAAAGTGTAATTACTTTTGTTTTCCATTGCCCATAGTGTGCAAGGATGCTTCTGATGTACAGGTTTATACAAATCATTTTCCTCTGCAAAACTAGGTGCATGATGCCATAGCACAGTACATAACATCTGTGTTTCTTCTAGTGGCATCTTGACTACGTGTTGGTCACATAACGATGCTGCAATCTTGCTTGGTGTATCTTCTATGATAAATCTATTCATGTTCTCCCCCTTTGTCGTTATCGTCATACTTAATTCTCTTGCCCTTGTAATACATATATCTACTTCTGCTTGGTGTGTGATAGCCTTCTTTTAAAAAGAATGTAGGCTTTCTCTTTGCAGTTTCAAACGTAGCTACAGTAATTACAACTGCACATATAATAAACACGTGAGCAATCGCAGTTATACCAAACACCCACATACTACCAAAGTACATAGAGAATACTATGCACCACATCCATGCCAACACTTGCATGACCATGTGTCTAGTGTTCAAGTCAGGTATGTGTCGCAATGGATTACGTTCATGATTCATGACAGATTGCCATGTGTCGTGTACTATTTTAGTCATCAGTCAACCTCTCTGTTTTTTAAAAAGTTTCTGTTCCATAAATCTAAACCAAAGTCATAACCTTGTTTGTAATAGTGATGAGATTGTTTTTCATCTCTCGTGCCATGTAGAAAACCATCTACTACACCATCCTTAAACTTTTTTATAACTTCATGCTCTTTTATTTTTTTCTCTAGTTCTATTAAGTTCATGTCATCTCCTTTTAATTCTAATCTATACATTGTCATGATTTATCTCCTATTAATATTAATACTGCAACAAAGAAGAGTGCAAAAATCCATATAGTATAATCCCTTTTGGGATGTATCTTAGTTGCTTCTTCTATCTCTTCCCAATCTGCTTTGGTTAGATAATCCATATCCCAAGCATCTCGTCTTGTATCTTTTTTACTCATGCTATCTCCTCTACTTCTACTACAAATTCTTCAAGAGTTTTACAATCTCCTTCCTCTCCATCTTTGTAATTTTCTTTTGCTTCTTCTTCACTATTAGCATGAACAAGATATTGTTTTGATATGCTTTCGCTAACTAATACTAAATAACTTTTAGTATCTGATGATAATTGGTCACGTTGTATTCCCATATCATTTGCTCCTTTCTATATCCCACCTATAAAATATGTGGTCATCTATTCTAGTTATATAAGTCTTTGTCTCTGCCCAACTAGGTCGG